CTAAACCACAGAATGGCACTTGGAATATATACAGTTTCCCTTCAAGTGGCGGCATTACCGGAAATGCAATGGACATTAGAAATTTAACCGCTGCTAATAAAGCTGCTATTATGTCACATATATCTGATCCATCAAAGGGTTCAAGATATGAATGGTATGAAGCTATAAACGATATGTCTGCAGCTGGAGTACATCATGTTAGTTCTGCAGGTAATTATAGTTCAAAATTAGCACTTCCCGATAATATAGATTATAATACTGGTGTGATTGACATATTTCCATATGAGTATGGAACTGATAGTGCAAAACATCATCGTCCTGGTTACTTCACGCCATCGTGCAGAGAAATGCCATCTATGAGTACAGATACAATAGTTTGTGCTTCAATATCACCTAACTTTAACGACCCAGAAGAAAGTCATTTAAGTGGTAAAGAAACACTATCTCCTTTTAGTAATCGTGGTGATAGAGTAGATACTGCTGCAGCAGGTGAAAACATTTATATGGATCTATATACAAATGGTGAATACGAAGCAACGGGGACTTCATTTGCATCACCAAATGTCGGTGGTATGGCGGCCTTGGTATTGGGTAAATATCCCACAACAACTCCTGCACAGTTAAGACAATACTTTAGACTGCATGCAAAAGGTAACGATACATTATATGATAGTGGTACAGAACCTAGACCTAGTTCAAACTTTGGTGATTCCACATATTTCACTGATCCATTATCTTTAATGGGGTATTCTGGTAATATTGCATATTTGGATCCTTTAATTACTTTTAACCCTAGTGCAATATCTAATACAAGTGTTACTTCAACGGAAACTGTATCATCTGATGCAGCTAAATTAAATTTTACCATAGATGAGATAAACTCTAAGCTATCTGGAATATAGGTATAAATACTAATATGGCAAGTTCACCTAAAATATTATCCGATAAAAGTATAATCGGAGATGTAAAGAAAGCAAGAATTACCTCCAGAGTAAAAGGTTGGAGAGACTTAGACTTATCTTTAACATTACATCCCATTAGAAAGGACATTGTCCCTCTTAAAGACGATAATGCTATTAAAAATTCAGTAAAGAATCTACTTATTACTAATTTCTATGAAAGGCCATTTAATCAAGATATAGGTGCAAATTTAAGAGCATTACTTTTTGAACCAGCAGATTCTATTACTAGAATTGCTTTAAGAGATAATATAAGAAGAGTTATAAGAAAGTATGAGCCTAGGGTAGCAATTAAAGGTATAGATATTAAGTACCAGGATGATTCTAACTCTTATAATATAACAGTAGTATTTAAAATAAAAGAATTCGATACCGACGAATCAGTCGAGATTGTATTAAGAAGGTTGAGGTAAACTATGGCGACTAACCTAAATGTCACGGAATTAGATTTTGATCAGATCAAACAAAATCTAAAAAATTATTTAAAGACTCAATCGGAGTTTAATGATTATAACTTTGAAGGTTCAGGTCTAAGTACTCTATTAGATGTACTTGCATATAATACACATTATAATGCTATTGCTGCTCATTTTTCATTGAATGAAGCATTCTTGGACTCAGCACAAATTCGTGGTAATGTAGTCACAAGAGCAAAACTTCTAGGTTATGTACCTCGCTCGATCTTGGCACCAAGAGCAAGAGTTAATATTGAAATTGATGTAACAGATGAGATTGGTGTATTACCTGATAATTTAACAATGGCACGTGGTACTAAATTAGGAACTCAGGTAGCACAAAAGCCATATCAGTATGTAACATTACAAACTCAAACTGCTAGTTTACAAACGACTTCAGCTCCAATAACTAAAAAGTATATATTTACTGATGTAGATATTGCTCAAGGGTATTATAAATCTCTTAAATATAGAGTGGACAATGACATTGAAAATCAAAAGTTTCAGTTATCAGATGGAGATGCAGATACAAGTACATTAAGAGTAAGAGTACAAGAAAATGAAGAGTCTTCTGCATATGATATTTATTCGCGTTTTGAATCTCTACTAGGAGTTAATTCATCGTCACAAGTATATTATTTACAAGAAAATGCTAGTAACTATTATGAAATTTATTTTGGTGATGGTGTTACTGGTAGAAAACCAAACAATAATAATATCATTACTTTAGATTATGTCTATACTGATGGTTCAGAATCCAACGGCGCTAATGCATTTACTATGTCTGACTCTGTAGGTGGTTTTGGAGAATCTACTGTTACTACACTCAATTCTTCTGCAGGTGGTGCAGAACAAGAAACATCAGAATCAATTAGATTCAATGCGCCACTGACGTTTACATCGCAGAATAGAGCCGTAACATCAGATGATTATAGAGCAATTATCCAAAGAGAATTTACAAATATTTCTTCTATCTCATGTTGGGGTGGTGAAGATAACGATCCACCTGATTATGGTAAAGCTTATATCTCTATTAAACCTATTCTTGCAGAAACACTTACTCAAGCAGAAAAGGATGATATTACAGGTAGTATTCTAAAAGGTAAGAACGTAGTTTCTATCACACCAGAAATTGTGGATCCAAACTACACTTATTTGGAACTAGATGTATTCTTTAAATATAATCCAAACCTTACAGATAGAACTTCGGTAGAATTAACTTCTGTTGTAAGAGATACTATTTCTGATTATAACTTTAATAACCTTAATAAGTTTGATGGTGTATTCAGACATTCACAATTATTAAAGCTTATTGATTCAGCAGATCCTTCTATACAAAACTCTACAGTAAGACCATATATGTTTATGAATATTACACCATCTACTGTAGAAGGTAAAAGTAATTTTGCTTTGAAATTTACATCACCTTTCTATAAGTCAGGTTCATCGACAGAATTTATTTTAACATCAACTGCGTTTAAATTATCATACTCGACCACTATTGATCATTACTTTGGTGATATAACTATTTCTGGTTCTAATAAGAGAAAAATTATCATTTATAAAATTGTAGATGGTAATAATGTAACAGTAGTAAATGATGCAGGTATACTTGACTCTGATAAGGGAACGGTCACACTTCATAGCTTTACTGGTTTAACTACTGATCCAATAAGAGTAACCTTAACACCTAATTCATTAGACTTAGCTCCTAAAAGAGACCAGTTGATTGCAATCGACCCTTTACGAGTTAGTATTACTCCAAGTGTTGATACCATCTCTGTATCAGGTTCTACAGGAACTATTAATTACACGACACCATCGAGACTAAGATAATGTCTACAAAAGATAAGCAGAGTTATTCGGCCGATATATCCTCTCCAGGTTATATTGAATCTACTGCCTCATCTACAAGAAAGAGTAAAGAAAAACTACGTGTAGAACAATTAATACCCTCGGAGATATTAGAAGATTCTGCAGGAATGAAACAGCTTCTTGAAGCATACTATACATTTATGAATCTGGATGAATTTATTTATGCAGAAAATGAAGATTTCCAAGACGTAGTACTTGATAATAAGGCAGTATTTAGAATATCAGATCCAAGAAATGAAAATGATGCATTCTTTACTGATGAACAGGGTGCTGATTCTACAATGACTGTTACAGCAGCAGATGGCACTGTGACTATTATACCACTAAATGATATAAATGTCAACATATCTAATGGTAACGAATTACCAGGATCTCTTGCATTTGAAACTTCTGAAATAGGAAAAACATTTCAGGTACTTGGTCTAGAGGCACATAATAGTTCGATTGCAAAATTAAACACACCTATTAAAAATTGGGTTGGACCTGGCCCGTCTCACGTTATGAATAACATAGAACGTGCGATGGACATTGATAATAACTCTCAACAATTCTTGGAGTTAATGCAGAAAGAAATTGCATCAGTAATACCAAGAGACATTACAGTTAATAAAAGAAATCTTTATAAAAACATTGTTGACTATTATAAGGTTAGGGGTTCAGCAGATTCTATTGAAATCTTTTTCAGACTCTTATTTAATGATGAAGTGGAAGTACAGTATCCATGGGATAAAACTTTAATTCCTTCTTCAGGTAATTGGGATGTTAATGCTGCACTACCGAAAGGTGGTCAGTATTTAGATAATAAAGGTCAGTTATCTAATGTTATTAAGATTCAGGATTCTTTAAGATACCAAAAATTCTCTTACTTAATTAGAACAGGCCAGAACGTATCTACTTGGGAAAATGTATTTAATAGATTAGTACACCCGGCTGGATTTAAATTCTTTGGTGAAATTCTAATGATTTTAGAATTATCTAAAGCTATTTTGGGTGAAGATGTTGCTGATGGTGATACACTTTATCGTAAAGTTTTATCTGCCATGCCAGAAAGACAACCAGGTGCGATTGGTATTGAAGATTTACCTATACTCGTACAAATGTTTGCTTCAGTATTCTTGCCATCTATTGGCAGTAAAATACATAGAACTGGTGCAATAAGTGTACCTCAATCTAAGCTTAAAAATGGAGTAATCTCTAATGTTACTATTCTTAGTAGTGGGTCTGGTTATTTAACACCTCCAACTATTACTACAGTAGATACTGGAACTCCTGCAGGGTTTACTAATGCCACATTAACTCCTACAATTACAAACGGTTCAGTTAGTGCCGTAACTATAACCGATGGCGGCCGAGATTACGATATACCAGGTATTTCTTTTGCTGCCCCTGCTCCTATTGAATTTGATGGAAGTGATGACGAAGCTGCTGGAGTGGGTATTATTAACCTTATTGATAATACAATTAAATTAACTAAAGCTCAGGCAGACTCTTTACCAGTGGGAAGTTTGGTGACATATAATTCTGGAGGTAATACCTCTATTGGTGGATTAGTAAGTGGTAGCACATATTTTATTATGACAAATGTTGTTGCAGATTCTAGTCAACCAAATGGTAATTATGAAGTAACACTACAGGCTGTCCTAAATGGAGCACAAACTGATATTACTAGTGTCGGCGCTGGAACTACTCATTCTCTTACTGGTGCTACTGCTACTGCTTCGTTATTAAAAGCCGATGGTTTACTGACTGGAGTAGATATTAGTGAAACGGGATACGGTTACACATCTGCTCCTACTATTACATTTAATGGAATAGCTGTCTCGGGCCAGGCTTTAGTTGCCCCTGTGGTTACTATAGGTATTGATAGTCAAGGAAGATTAGATAAAGATAATATAACAATTGTATCTTCCGGAAGTGGATATCAATCTATCTTCGGATTTGTTGCTGCTAATCCAAACGATGGTAGTTTGGCATATGTTGATTTTGCTGGTACTGCTGATAAAAATTATTCAAAACCACCGGTTATAGTAATTTCAGAACCTACTGCGAAAGATGCCGAGGGTGTATTATTATCAACAAATGTACAAGCTACTGCAGAATTTATTTTTGATTCTTCTAGTTTAAAAACTTTAGAATTGACTAATTCTGGAACTGGATATACTTCTTCTCCGACTGTCACAGTAAGCGGAAATGCAACTGCATTTGCCACAATAGAAAATGGTCAGGTTGAAAAGGTTGTTTTAATATCCAAAGGTTCTGGATATACTAATGTACCTACTGTAACAATTACAGGCGGAGGTGGTAGTGGTGCTACTGCAGTCGCTAAAATAAATGAGGGTGAAATCTCAGGATATAATATTACTAACCCAGGGTCAGGTTATACAAATGACCCAATACTACGAATCGACTCTGGTAGTCATAATGAAATTAGAGCTAAAGATATAGAGCCAATTTTAATACTACTTCTCAACCATCTGTCTGACAGTTCTAAAACTCAGCCACAGAATAACTACTTTAATCTGAAAGGTGATACATATCTTAACAGTACTAAGAAGTTTGATTTTAATGAGAGAATAGAAGAATTTGGCGATGTACAAATTCAAAGTACTACCACAACTGATATAAATAACTATAATGTGAATTCGTTTATTCATACAAATTAATAGGAAACAAAAAAATGACTGCTATAGTAACATCAAATTTTAGGGTAATCAATGCCGAAAATTTTAAAGAAGATGTAGCTGATGTCGCAACTAGTGTTTATGTAGGAATTGGAAAATCTGACGTTTGGTCTTTAACCACATCTGATACAACCGATACAACACCTACAACTCCAGTTGATGCTTTAGATACATTAGGTGAGGCATACCAAAACTTGATTGGTATGAAATTAATCGGATCTGCGGATATATCACATGTTATTCCAAGATATACTTGGGCCTCGGATACAAGTTATCATGCATGGGATTCAGACGATGGCTCGATCTTTGATAAAAAGTTCTACATTGTAACAAACGAATTTAAGGTATATAAGTGTATTAAAGCAGGTGGTTCGGTTTCTACTGTACAGCCTACACAAACACTTACTGATCCAACTGCAGAATCTGATGGATATATTTGGAAATATATGTATACGATTTCAGTTGCCGATGCAGAAAAATTCTTAACAACATCATATATGCCAGTCAAGACTGTTTCCCTTGATTTTGCTAGTGATAGTGTTGCAGAATTAGCTTTATCGGAAGCAGATTACGCACAATATCTTAACCAAAAGGCATCTAGAGATTCACTTACTGCGGCTGGTATAGAAAGAATTGACGTCACAGCAGGAGGCACATATTCTTCTACACCTAACGTAATTATTTCTGGAGATGGTACGGGCGCAACTGCAACTGCAGTTATGAGTGGATCTGGTTCTAACCAAACAGTTGATAGTATTAATATTACTAATAAGGGAACCAATTACACTGTAGCTTCTATTACATTTA